ATAACGCTCGAGGTCATCAAAAATTTGATTGACTTCTGGTTTCATAGTCAAATACTTCTTAAGCCATTTTGCGGCCATTGTTATCTCCTTAGATTTTTATTGATAGAGAGGGTTGATGAGTGTGGTAAACAATAGTACAACCATTTTCGTTGTCTTCGCTTACACTTATTGTAACATTGCGTTCAGGATATCTGTTGGCAATTTGGACATATAAATCGTCTGCGATCATCTCGCAGGATTTATAATCTAGATTGAGAGTGGAATCGGAATACAAACTCTCCAGCCATCGTTTGAACTGGATGAATTCGATGTCCCTGTCATTATGGAACACATCGATTGACACCCTAAAGTGGAAAATATGACGATGAGGGTGACCGAGAAAACTAACATCCGCAAGACCGGGATCCTCCAATGCTGCTGGGTATTTATGAATACCTTCGCGATTAAAGGTTATCCAAATTTGTCTTGACGCATGATTCACGATTCTATCTGCAGTTTCTCTTTGTAGTTGATTCATTTTATAAACTCATCCTTTGTATATGCGGACCAATTAGTAAATGTTTGGCGATTAGTTAGATGATGCAGGCTATGACACCAGACACCTGGATTAGAAGCTGCAAAGTCTTTATCATCTAATTTAATTGTAGCATTATAACCTAATTGTTGTAAATAGGGCAATTTAACCGAGATCATTGGAATAAATTTGTGATGTTCGGTTAATCCTGTTTCTAATAAACCTTCTACTTCACTGACATCGATATCTAAAGTGCACCAATATCCCCGCATAATAAAAGGAGCTATCATATTCTCCCATCTAGTCCAATCAGAACTATCAGCAAGGCCGTTTGGAAAACTTTGATTTGCACCAAAGTAAATGTGGTCAATATAACTTTCAAGTTTTGTGTAAGGATCTTCTAGTATTTTTTCAATCTCTTCTACGGGTTGTACCCCTACAATAAAAAGAGTCTTTAATCCATAAGCTGGGCTATGTTCTACTTCCTTGCCTAGAAACATTTTTATATTACTGTGTCCTGGTCTATCCATTATTATTTTCCGTTATGAAAGTCTATTAATTGTAACAAATTATAGTCAGGTTGTAAATATTCCATAAGCTCATTTTTTATTTTTTTTCTACTTTCTAAATAACTATTCAATTTATTACGTATATGACTTTGGTATTCATTGGACTCGTATAATTTTCTATTACTAAAACGTGCATTACAATCTATTTCTTGAAAATATTTGTTAAGGTCGTCTCCTAGAGTAATGGACATTTTAAAAAATGTATATAAATTTAAAGTAGCCGATTGAAGTTGTAGAAAATTTGTTTGTATTATTGTATGATATCCAAGGTAAAATTTATTTACTAAAAAAGGAGGTAAGCCATCAATTGTTTGGGTCGATGGTTTATTTTCTTCAAAAATTTTGTCAAATATGTTATTTGCTTTGTCTTGATTGTTGCTAAATAAAAAATTTTTATATATATCAGTATGAGAAATATCTGCTACTACTGCGGACAAATAACGTTCAAATGGATCTCTTAAGATTACAAATCTTGCAATAGTTGTCGAATACGGAACGAATTGATGTTGCCATCTATACTTTAGACTTTCATATCCTAAATAAGCTGTAGCATTTTTTGCAATTGGGATATGTTGAACAACAAAATTTGGATCACATAAACCACTTTGTCCCGGCAATGAACTTAAATTATTCAATTTAAATATTATAAAATTTTATTAATTTTAACAAATTGTAGTCTGGTTGTAAATATTGCAGTAAATTTAGTTTTATATCATAATTGTTATCTATAAACTCTGCAATTAATAATCGTAAAGTTTCTCTGTGATTAGTTGAAACGTTTTGTTTATTGTTACTAAATTTAGATTTACATCCTTTTTCATGGAAAAATACATTAAGGTCTTCACCTAATGTATTTGTTGCCCAAAAATAAGTGTATAGTTCTAAAAAAGCATATTCATTTAATCTAAAATGATTTATTTGTGTGATTGTATGCTCTCCAAAATAAAATCTGTTGTCTATAAATGATCCTTTCATTATATTTTTAAACTGCGGATTCATATCAACTCTTGCCTTTTTTTTGCTTACAAATAATTTGTTTAAGACTTTTATAAACTTTTCTTTATCATTATTACTTAAATATAATAAATCATTTAGTCTAAGTAATCCTAAAATATCTTCTGTTACACCAGTTAGATATCTTTCATAAGGATCACGTAAAATTATAAATCTTGATATATTCTCATGTAATGGAATATGACGTTCTTTCCAATTATATTTTACGGATTCACTTTGAATATAGGTAGATGCATTTTTTGGAATACTTATACACTGAACTTTAAAATCTGGATCGTATAATCCAACAAGGCCGGGTAATAAATAGCCCTGATTATCTGTCGTCATACCCTACACGTTCATGATCCTCTTCCCACTGTAATCGATTAAGTCGGCTTAATTCATCTTTAAGTTGAAGTTTTTTCTTTTTCAGTTCAGCAACATGAGTTTCATCAACATGCGGATGATTTATTTGCATTTCATTTATTTGCTTATCTAATAATCTATGCATTTCTTCTAAATGTTTTATACGTCCTTTATAACTCATATCATTCCTCCAAATATGATTTCATAATATTTACTGCTTCATCTTCGGACATAGTATCTAAATTGTCCTCAGCGGTTTCAAAAAGTGCATTAAACATTGTGTTGCTATTTTTTGTTTTTTTACCTTTAAATCCTCGTGTGCCTACAATATCCATCCAATAACGATCGTAGTATTCTATAATTGATTCGGCACTTTGTCTATCTGGTGCTTTAAAAATTGCATCTACTATGTCTTCAAACTTTGAATGATCGCCATTCCTGTGCCATAACATAGCAGGACGTTCGCCTGCATCAAATGTTCTATTAGCACGTTGCACTGACTCAATGTGAGTCCAAACGTTATGTCCCATCATTAATGCGTAACTAAAACTATCCCAAGAGGTCTTACCTTCTTTACTATTTTTATTTAAGTCGCCGGGTTTGTAAATACATACATCTTTGATTAACAGATGTTGGCTAATTGGACTTTCGTCAAAGTGATCAAATACTCCATCTTGTATGACTGCATCACCAAATTTTCTAGTATCGGTAGCATACTTTTTATCATCTGCACTTGGACTCATTCTATAGCACCATTTACTGTCATGAGGTAAGTCAATTTGATGATACATTTGTCCGTTGGCTGTGGCCAGGAATGGACTAGCACAGTCGAATGAAATAGTGAAGCTGGGGTTAATGTATCTCCGTACTGCCCGCTGTATGACTGTAAGTAATACTGCCCATTCAAGCTTGCTGGTGCCCAGGAAGTGCATCCAGTCATGGCGACCTTCTTGTAATAAGTTATCATATTTTAACGCAATCAGTCGTTTTAGGACAAGATGAATATCGCACATATTCTGTCCGCCCATTGCCCAACCATCAAAATGTGTGTCTGGATATTTTGCTGGATCACAAAACTCTTTCATTTCTTCGTACCACTCGTCGGCACTAGTATGATTGTCACCTTGTAGCACATTCAAGAACTTGGCACCACCATTGTTTTTACCTAAACGATGTTGCATGAAATAGTTATTATTGTACTTTGTGGCATCTACAGCTTCTTCAAGAGTAGTAATACCACAAGCTTTAGATGCTTTTTTGTCGTGAATTACCCAGGTAGGAATATCAAGAATCATACCGTAGTCAGCAATACCGTCCAGCCATTTTAGTACAGAACTACGTTTCTTTTCGGCCTTGGCGCAACCTGAATTGGCCTTCCAATCGCCTTCCCACAAGCCTTTGGCAATTTGGAATCCACCAGAATCACCTAACATAAATGTACCTGGCTCACGCTTTCTAACCATGTCTTCACTTGGATCGTCTTTTGATAAGTCTAAATTTGCGTGTCCGCCGGAGTACAGACTCCATCGGTACGGGAAGAGGGATTGTTTGCTGTTGAGCCAATTAAATTGCTCCATGTCTTGTAATGCCTTAGGCATACGAGCAGGATCAACATAGTCATTGTTAACACGTTGTTTTCCTATGAAAGTTGCATAAAAACCAGATATTGCAGGTAAAAACACTGCATAGTCTGATTGTTTACTAGTTAAATTATCCTGCATAAAATTCCACAGATTTAATGAGTTGATAATCTTCTGAGAAATATTCTTTGAGATTGTTTAAGTATTTAGAATTTGCAAATAAAGTAGTAGAAAAAGTTTCTTTTAATAGTTTTTTTTCTTTACTGTCTTCGGAGACATTTTGATATTGATACCTATTATACGTGTTCGGCATGCCATTATTGTTCAAAAAAATACTAAAAAGTTCTCTGTACCTTTTATTACACCAAAAAAAAGTACAGTTTTGTAAATCTAATTCTTGTAAGAACAATATTTGTCTATCAGTGTGATCATCAAACGCTATCCTATCAAAAATTATGTCAAAAAACGAAGGATTAAAATTTATTTCTATATCTTTATGATATAAAGTTATATATTCCGAAATTCCACTAAGCCACCGTTGAATCGGATCTCTTAACACTATCAAAGCATGTTTATGATAAAGATTGTCTGTATGATAATTAAAATTTTCCCACCCCCAATCTCGCAAATTTGGCTTAGTCCATGAACTTGCATTTTTTGGAATATTTACATACATTAAATTTGTATCTTGATGGGACATACATTCACCAAATATATGGCCCTTTCGCATATAATATTCAATAAAATTCTTCACTTAGTTTGAGCAGGGAGTATATAATTATAGATAGCTAAACCAGAATCTACAGTTATCTGTGCAGCTCCTTCGTCACTAAATTTTATCATTTTGTCACCAGACAGTCCAAGAATACTGATAACCGGGCCAATTGGCCAATGCCACTGTTTCGATAAAGATCCTGCTATATCGTGTGCAAATACAAAATTTCCTGCATGTGTGCTATGATCACCAAAATAAAAAACTAAGTTACTGTTTTCGGTTTTAGCTATAAAAGTATTTTCTTCGCTATTTGCTTGAGCTTGAAATTTAAGTCTTTGAATAGAAGCTACACTAGGTTCAATTTCTACTCCCCACTTTACTCCTTTAAATTTTACACTTTTAAGTTGGTCATTGATAATTTCTGCACTCATAAAACGATAATCGTTCTTAAAATCTCCCACTGAGTTTTCAAAATGAATTCCGGCCGGTTCGTTTTCATTTCTTGTAATCATATTCAATCTAGCATTCTCTTTGTATTCAGGAATGTTTAATATTGTGTTTAGTTTTCCTAAATTAGGCATTCCAAATACACCTATAAATTCTGGTATAGGATTATGAAATTGAGCCTGAACGATAACTGTGCGTTCTTCACTAACTGCTTCGATAGTAGTTGTATTCTCATTTCCGACTATCTTAATTAAATTAATGATTCCTAAACTGTGTGTATGTTGTACAATGTCCTGTAAATACTCTTTCATTTTATTTCTCCAATAATTAATAATTTTACAAATATAAGTTTAATTTGTCAATTACAACTTAGATTTAATTTCTCCAAGTACTTGTGATTTTTTAACAGTAGCAAGTTCTCCGGGCTTAGTGAATTCTACAATAGAAAATGATGGTTCAAGATCTACTGAATAGGATAGATAAAAACCTAGACTTTCTGCCATTGGAACTAAAATACTTTTTGGAACGTAGGTCATAAAATAGTTCTCAGCATATGCGGCTGCTGCTGGTAAGTCTGCATTATTGTAAGTAAATAATATAGAACCACCGGGTCTCAACCACGCAAATGACTGTATCATAAATTGTTTAATACTATCCAAACTTAAATAATTAAAAAAATTATAACTAAAAATAAAATTAAGCTGATTAGGCGGTAAAGCATAAATTTTATTATTTTTAAATATCAAATATTTTCTTACTCTACCTTGATATAATTGCGGAAATTGTTTCAGTGCGGAATCAAAAAATTCTGGATAATAGTCAGCGATGTATAAAGGATCGCTTGCAACTAAGTATTTGGTCCAGGCCCCATCTCTGCATCCAATTTCTAAAGCTGGAAATTTCCAGCTACTATGATGATTTATTCTCTTAAGCAAAAGGGATTCAAATTCTTCATTTTTATCCATTATCCTTACATTTCTGATTATATCTGGACTGTTATACGAATATTCTAATTTGTAATTGTTAGAAAAAAAGTCGGCGGTAGCTAAGTCAATTTGATCTTGGACTACTTTGACTATTTTTTCTAAATTTTGAACATCGTGAGTAAAATTGAAAAAATTTTGTTTGTGTTGCTCAATGAGAGCCGATATGCTACTTTGTAATGAAGGATCAACATCCTTTTTTAGATTTTCAAGTCGATAAACATTATTATCAATTTCTTCATTTATTTTTGATAAGTCAATTGAAATTTTAAGAAAATTTCTTAAATGTACTAGTTGTTGTAAATTCATTGAAATTCATAATATACACAGTTTATTTATTCGAATAAAAATAAACTATCAAAAGTTGTCTTAATATCGGTATGCGACGATATATCCCATTCAAGAACACCTAGTAAGTTTTCTACCTTTTGATCAACAATAGTTCCTTCCATTTCACTGTCGTCAAACGGAAGCTCTTTAAACCAAGGAGGCAAGTGTGTTTCATCTGTTGGGTAGCCAACACTTGTATAACCTAGTGGATTGTCTTTAAGTTTACACACAATTGTTTTCATACCATCAACAATTGCCATAGAATAATTATCTCCGTGCATTCTACGCAAGTTGTTCCAGTTCATTGCTGCACGAACATGCCCGGGCATATTAGCACGACCTAGTCTTTCCTCTTCTTTTGTGTATTTGGTTAGATTGTTAACACGCTTTGGCGTACCTTTTTCCCAAGCCGGTCTTTCTTGGAACGCTAATTTGAATTCACGAACCTTGTCATATACACGTTCTTTATCGCAACCAGTCAGCACATCTGTTAGTAACTCACTTAAGAAGTCTTGTACTACTTTAGGTGTATCTGACCGCTTGAGATCAAGCCCCATTGCTTTGACTTTGCCAGGCTTACCATGTGTATCTAGTCTATTGCCCTCAAGATCATAAATTAGTACAGCGTAGCGTTTCTTTTTTATGAATAATCCCTTTGATGCAACAAGCTCACGTCCTCCTTTAATAAGTTCGCCCATTGCTCTAGGCGTATGGCAAGCTCGCTCCATAAAGGCTGGGAAACTGGCATTGACTTGATCGGCGATTGAATCATAGAGTTGGGCACAGATTTCTTTATTCCATTCCATACGCCCTGATTCAACTTCTTCTCTAACTGCAGGCCAAGCTGTGAAATAACATGAATCAGTGTCGCCGTAGATAATACTTTTACCGACATGGTCGTACTTTCCGAATATGCACTCATTGATATACGCATCCATGTGTCTAGCGATGATCCGTCCAGTGAGCGTAGTGGATTGACCAATCCTTTTGTCGAAAAATCTACAACCTGGATTGAGAATTGCTCCGTAGAGACTGTTAAGGTTAATCTTTTTGACAAGTTGTCGTTTGTCCCAGAATGCTCGATCTTCATCAGTAACGGCTTCCTTTTTCTTTGCTTGCAGTTCTTTGCGTTCTGCATACCACCTCTCTAGTAGCCCTGGCACAACAGCTTTTTGCTCATAACTAAAGATTGTACCATTAGCAGATAACATCCACGGTTGATTACTATCAAAGATCATACGCCAGATGTCAGCAGCACTCATTATGTCACTACCACCAGATTCCCAATCAATGGTGATCTCTGTTCCAATCTCTCCATTCATAACCGCTGTATATTCCAGAGTTCCAAACATATTTTCCCAGGCATCTGCAAAACTACTGCCTGAATTCATTTTCTCTTGAATATACCTATCTGTCATTATCGGCCGGAGTTGGCCGACAATCGACTCTTGTGCCATGTTAAGAGCGCGGATTGCTGACGGGTAGAGCGAATTGATATCGATTGCGCCGATCCAGTCGTGCATGCCTTTCTTGGGGAAAGCAACATAGGCACCTGCCGCTTGTGTGTCTCCTTGGTCATCTCTTCCTTTCCTATTAGGTACAACCATTCCTCGTTGATGTGCTTCATTGATAATTGCTTGCTCGGTTACTGCAACAGCTCCCATTGTAGTAGGAAGCAATACTGTATTATCATGTGCTAGTTCATTGGCTAGATCTAGGAAACGCAATTTCTTGTCTAGTTTGGCAACAAGCATGGTATCCTGCCTGTTGTAGTCAATAAACTTAGGAAAGTCTTTGTTATATAATTGATCCAGTGTGCCTTCATATTGTGTCTTACGTTCGTCTAGTTCGTATTCACCGATGGCATCTAAGCTATAACTGTGGCGTTCTTCATATGTGTATTTGCGATACAGTTGCATATAGTCCATATGCACTCTACCGATAAGATCAAAAGTTAGATTTTCTGCACCAAATCGTTCAAATGTTCTTTGTTTAGGCAGTTGTCCCCAGAGACAAAATCTCCTTGTGTCATCTTTATTCAATACTCTAGTTATACGCATGACCATGTATGGAATATCAAAGCCTTCTGAGTTCCATCCGCTCAGTATGTCGGCATCATCAATGATATCAAGAAAAGTGTTTAATAGATCTTCTTCACGTTCAAATAGGAAACAGTTGTCGTACTTGGTGCAAATCTCTTCGGCAGTTTCCCAACTATAGCTTTTTGGAGGAACAACAAGTGTAACAAGCCTGTCCATCCAGTCAAGATACACTGATATGGCAGTAATAGGATTAAAAGGGTCTTCTGGTTTGGAGAAACCTCTTACCGGATCAAAATCAACTTCAATGTCAAAAAAAGCAGTATGTAATTTTGGAGAAACGGTTTCAAGATAGTTTTCTTCAAGACATCTAAATACTGGATTAATATCAGATTCCCAAAGTTGTTTGTTAGAATTTATACGAAGTTCTTTTTGAAATTCTTTATTTGATCGTGTTGAAAATCTACTTACAGGAGTTCCATAAACTGTTCGGAACTTACCGCGAGGATCGTCATAGTAAAAGATGTAGTTTGCTGGGTATTCTTTAAATACTCTTTCTCCAGCAATACGTTCAACTATATGGATACGATCTGAATTACGATCAAACAATGCATCAATGTAGGACATGACTTATTTTACTATACTAATAGTAGTCTTACAAGACCTAGTATATCAATTCCTGTAATTAAAAGATAATTCAATAACATACCAAAACTTTTTCTAGTCCATGCTGCCCATGAGTACAATACGCATCCAGAAATCCAAAAAGGATAAAGCCAAAATAACGGAGGATTTGGTACAGTAAGAGCAAAAGCTAAAGCGCACCCTACACTGCAACCCCATGCTAAAATTTCAACAAAAAATCTTAGTTTATTACTTTGCCAGTCATCTTGGATCCAGTTGAATATTTTAAAAACAATATCATTCATAATATATTTTGTAAATTTTTGGTATGTCTAGTTCGGGGTGTAGGCGCTGTACGGTTTCTAGCATTTCTAACATTAGTGTATTATTTTCTGCCCATACTGTGTTTTCAAAATAATCCATCATTGTATAATAAAGATGTGAATTTCTCAATGATGAATAACTTTCAAATTCTTTTTTTATTTTTTTAATTACATTTTTTGGTACTATTTCTAATCCAACTGGATACTCGTTACTTACTACAAACGCCGCTGAAATATTATTTGCATCCCACTTTAAATTTTTTTCAGATACTAGATAATTCCAAAAATATCCCACATGATGTAAATTAAGTGCAGTCACTACTGAATTAACGCCGTGATGACATTGATTTATTTTTTGCAAAGAAAAGTTACGTAACCTTGTTAAGTTTTTAAAGATTTGCGACCAATTGCTTGGGGTACGTTGGATATAGGCAATGTCATCCATGCCGTCTAAGCTAGATATTAAATTTATTCTAGAAAAACCATCCAAAGCCTTAAGTAAATTTTCATTAATATTGGTGGTATTAGTAATTAAAGTTAATTCAAAGTTTTTTAAATTTTTAGATGTTTTAACAAATTCTAAAAAATCAATATTTTCCGGTAATAGTGTTGGTTCACCGCCGGTAAGATTGATATGATAAAGATCATCTACGTTATTAGAAAAAATATTATCAAGTCTTACAGTTTTAGGCCAATCATATATATGTTCAAAAGCATCATTTAAGTTTGCAGGACTAATTACATTCCTATGATACTTAAGTTCCTTGGCATTAATATCTTTGTTTTTATAAAATTTTGACCAAGAATTACTATATCTTGGAAAACACATTTTACAAGCAAGGTTACACAAATTGCCCGACATTACTTGAAAATCAATTGGTTTAGATTTTTTCAGAACACCATTGTTTGCTTTGGCTTCGTCAATGGCGTTTTTAATGTTAAAACCATTTTTTACATATCTTTCATATAGTTCAACATTACCAGTTCTCGTGCTTCTACCATTTTTGCCAATTTCCTGTACCCAGCATTCAACACATGTGTCTGGTTGTTTACCTTCTAAAAATTCTAATCTTACTTTTTGATAATGCTTACTGTTCCATGCTTGATCAATGGTATGGGTATGAATAGTAATGTCTTTACCATTTTCATCTACCATTGGTCCTCTATCTGAACAACATATAAAAAGTTTGCCATCTGGATTAATAATCATTGATCCAAATGGCATAGGACAAAATTTATCTGACTTCAAAGTGTTTTACCAACTGTTTGTAAAATAGTGTTTAATTCTTCGTTGTCGGCATTTTCATCACCAAGCTTTGATTTAAACGCCACACGTATGGCTTTTTTAAGAATAGCCGGCTTAATTTCCATCTCCTCTGCAACTGCTTTTATTGTATCATTTAACCCTGCACTTAGATCTTCAACTTCTTGCATTACTGCCATGCCTTCGTTAATAATTTGTGTAAGTTTAGCTTTTTGTTCCGACGAAAACATTCTCGAACTCATTTTATCTCCTATGAAATTAATTTTTGTTTCTCCAATACTCACTAGCGGCAGCTACTCCACTACCGGACTCAACTTTGATACCACAATCTTGCATGGCCATTTCTGCTCCAGCAATTGCAGCCATTAAATGTAATTCATTCATATCACCCAAATGACCAATTCTAAACAATTTACCTGCAACTTTGTTTAGTCCTGCACCTAGTGACAAGTTATAACGCTTATATGCTCTACTAATCACATCAGCACCATTAAAGCCGTCTGGTACCATAATTGCTGAAACTGTATCGCTGTACCAAACTGGTTCTTTTGCACAAAGTTCTAGACCCCAACCTTTGACTGCTGCACGAACACCTGATGCAAGATAATGATGACGCTTAATTACATTATCTAGTCCTTCTTCTTCTAGCATTGTAAGTGATTCTCGTAACCCATAAAGTAATGATAGTGCAGGTGTATAGGGAAAATATCCATTAGCATTAGATGTAAGCATATCATCTAAGTTAAAGTAGGCCCTAGGCAATTTTGCACTCTTACGCATTTCAAGAGCTTTTTCACTAGCACATAAAATACCTAGTCCTGCTGGCAACATCAGACCTTTTTGTGATCCAGACACCACCATGTCAATACCCCAATCATCTACTTTTAGATCGATACTAGCAAATGATGATACTGCATCAACAAATAATAATGCAGGGTGATTTGCATTATTCATAATACGACGCACACCTGCAACGTCAGAAGTCACGCCAGTAGCTGTTTCATTGTGCGTTACTAATACAGCTTTTATTTTATGTTCTTTGTCTGCTTCTAGCCTATCTCTGTAAATATCAAGTGGCACACCTGTGCCCCAATCGCAATCAACTATATCTACTTCAATACCTAGTCTTTGACACATCTCAATCCACAAGTGACTGAACTGCCCAAATCTCGCGGCTAGTACTCGGTCTCCGGGCGATAACGTATTAGTAATTGCAGCCTCCCAGCACCCTGTGCCGCTACTAGGAAAGATAAAAGGTGTGCCTGTTTGTGTCCTGAATAATTTCTTAAGTTTAGGAATTACTTCATTTGTTAGTAAAGGAAAATCTGGTGATCTATGATCTTCCATGGAAACAACCATTGATCTAAGCACTCGATCGGGAATATTGGTGGGACCTGGAACAAATAAAAAGTTTCGACCAGCCATAGCGTTCTCCTGTAGAATTGATTATTATATTTAAATATTACAGAGAAAGCAAATATATTTTGCTCACTTTAACCCTTGGGGCACGACTCCTTTGGGTAGCGCAGCAGCCGCGCCCTCACGGTCCTAAGGTGAAGTCTTTACAGGGGTTTCTTCTTTTTTATCTTGTTGAACAATCGCCGGAGGATCCTTTGATTTTTCTGACATATATTTTTCTACTGCCCAATTAGCGGTCATCCAGCCCATGGCACTAAAAAAGCCCCATACTATCATATAAGGTATTTCGCCTAGCATTTTGGTA